AATTAGATATCTGTGTAACAGTTATTTTATTTAGCGTTGTTATTCTATCTATAGATCCAGATGAGGTGAACTCTGGCATATTTGTCCAGCGTGTTCTAGTCCATGCAGTACCGCTCCAATATAGAGCAAGAACTCCAGCGTCCTCAATAACTCCACCCCTCTCCTTACTTATATTAGTAGATAGACTAATAGATGTTGAACCGTCGACGGTAATAAGAGATCCATTAATATAAATATTAATAGTTGGAACAGCCATTAAAGTATTAAACTTTATAACTAGCTTATTAGTATAAATATTAGCCTTATCGTATAAACCAGTAATTGACTTGTTATCCACATCAGAGACAAAGTATTTATAGTTATTGATGTCACTAAGCATACTATTTTTATAAAACGGCACTGGTGGAGAAATATTAAATAATTGTGGGTTATGAATAATAGGAGTTACTGGCATAAATACATCTGAGGCATACCCGTCAAGAATAGAGGTATTAACTTTTCTAAAGTTTGTAGGAAATGAAAACTTAGAACTTCCAGTATTAACATAGGATTCTCCTGGACGGAAGCTAGTGAATACTGAATCCGAAGGCCACATAGAATTATATTGATAATCAAAATAACTTACAGCGTATACTTCTGGGACGGTAAATAAAAAATCAAGCGGTAGATCATCTTCTAAACTTAGCCTATTTAAAACAATGTCATATGTAAAACTTGATATATCGTCTGAAGAAGATGAACCACCAATATATGTTTCTACCTTTACCCATCCAAAAGAATTAACTTCTAGGCTAGATGATCCAAACTGGCTTGCGCTTCCAGATGCGGATATGTTAGCCACAATTGGATAGTCTTTATTTGTCTTGACATATGTGATAATTTTAAATGCAGCACTAGTAGCAGATGGTGTAACAGTATATGTTATTTTATCTTCATTATCTACCATCTGATATTTTTTAGTTGTAAAGCCTGCCTTAGCATCTGATCCAGTTACATTTGTTAATGATGTAGATGTTGTTAAATTATTCTGAATTGCACCATTTCCAGCTACCGTCGCATAAGGAGGATTAAATATATTTTGATTCCACTCAGCAGATACTGCTGGTGACATTTTTATTGATCTGGAATCAGAGAAAATAGAAGAACTAACATTGGAAAGCATTAGATCTCCGTAAACTCTAGAGTGATATCTAGGAAGTCCGTTACAGGGTTTCTCTTTCTAATTGTTTTTGAAAATCCAGTCATGAACACCTGATATGTCTTTTCTCCTGTTGAAGCAGAGACATATGTATTATCTGCTGGTACCGCCCCCGTTGATGGATCTGTGTGTTTTGCAGCAATTATTTTAAGATAAATCGGTATGCCAACGTTTGCATTATAAAATGATTGCATCCAAGATCCTGCATAATTTGCATCAACTATAGTAAACTTAGCATCATTTGTTGCATTACCAGTGCTAGCTGGCTTAGATGGTAAAAAATCCCATGATACAGAAATAACATCTTTCTTAGCAACAACAAATTTTCTTAAAGTTCCATTTGCCATTCTTGATTCTTTTTCTATCAATAATGGAGAAATATCAATCTCTCTTCTATTGTGATCTGTTAATTTATACCAAGTAGTTCCATTAATAGAAACATGAACTCCAGATTGTAGTGCGTATGCCATTATAGTGGTATCCTATTTGTCTTATTCATTTTGCTATCTATAAGCTTTATCTTTGCCAATACCTTGGTTGAAATTTCTTCAGCATTAGATCCAGTAACGTTCATTGTTACATTATACACGGAACTAGATCCCGTTACAGCTGCTGTATTTCTTGGCCCAGTTGCTCCAAATCCAACATTTGGTGTTTTGGGCAAGGCAGCAATATCTCCATAACTTCCTGTACGCAACTTCTTTAATAGCTTTCGATCTACAGGTGCTAACTTCTTTGTATTTGCAACAATTCCACTTCTTTCTTGTGCCTGATCAATTATTCTATCCATTTGAACAATTCTGCTTTCACGAGCAAATTTAGCTCCTTCTAGCATTGATTGTTGCTGCAAACTTGCTGCCTCTAAATAATCCCCAGTCATTTTAGCTTTAGCAGCTTGGTTAATAAGGCTAATTTGTTTCATTTGATATTGATTTTGTCTATCTAATTCATCATTTACTTCCTTTAGCGCATCACGCTTTTTATTTAAAAGTCTTATTTCTTTTTCGTATGGATTGATAAATTTGCCAGTGCCACCAGTACTACCGCCCTTACTGCCAGTATCTGTGTCAAGATTTCCTTTTTGAAGAACTTTTGCTGCATCTTTTTCTGCTTTTTTAGCAGCTGCTAAATCTTTTTTGGCCTGTGCAAGCTGTCTAGCAAGTGCGCCAGGAACACGAGGTTTTCCTTTAATAAGTTTTGTAATTCTGTCTACTTCTGCCTGAGCTGCTGCAGCTGTTAACATACCAGCTCCGCCAGTACTTAGTCCAGATTCTCCAATAATTTTTAGTGAAACTGTATAGGTTTTTCCATTAATCTTATCTAGCACATCTGGAATTTTTGCTAAATCTAAAAGTGTTAAGCTGCCCTTTGCAAACCCCATATAAATGTCTATTTGTGCATTTTTATCAATTTTAGACAATGAATCTGATATCTTTTTAAATAATTCTGGATTTGTTTTCTTAAGTGCTCCTAAAGCTTGATTTCCTAAATCTTTAATTGCGGAAGATGCTAACTCTCCAGATGAATCTATTTTATTTAATTCTTTTACAAGTTTAACTGTTGAAGATTCAAGATTATCAAAATTATCAAATGATACAGCAAAAGCAGCATCGTACTCCTCTTTACTTATTTTTCCATCAGCGTATTCTGCATTCAACAGTGCAAGAGATTCTTTTTCTTGTGTAAATGCAGCAGATACTTGTACGCTTGCTGATTGTACCTGATCTTGTAATTTTTTAAATTCTGATAAAACATCTGTTGTTGGTAAGCTGAAATATCCAGCTGTTCCTCTTTTTGATGTTGGATTTAAGAATCTTGCAGCCTGTTTAGCTGCCCCCATAATATTTCCACCAATGCCACCAGAGTATGACCTGTTGATTAATTCTTGTGCTCCTGCAGCCTTTTTTAATGACTGGTAATCAAACTTTGTGCCTAAAATAGTTCCTGCAGTTTTTGGTAATTGTATTTTGCCAAGTTTATCTATTCCAGTAGCAATTGATTCAATTTTTCTTGTAGAGTCTCCTTGCAAAAATTCCATCCTTGCTTTTACTGTTAATGGAGTTTTTGTAATATCTTGCCCATTTGGTGCAAGCAGTGTTTGAATTTTTGCTTTAAGCTCTACTTGGTCTGCACCTATTAAATCTGCTGCTGCCTTTATATTTGCGGCAATATCTGCTGGTCCGAAACCAAAAATTGCTGCTCTTTGTGCAACATCTATTGCAGCTGCCTGCACTCCTGCCTCTGGACTACGCATTGCTGCAGTATTTATTACTTGAGTAGCTCTATTTCCTTTTTGTCCATAAAATTCTGCAAATCTTTTTACTGCTTCTCCACTTGCAGATATTAGTTGTCTATTATTTCTGCTAAATTCTCTAGCACTTGGTAGTGCCCTTCCAGTAAATTCTGCATACTCTTCTATTGCTTTTGCGCTACCATATCTTGCTTCTGCCTCCATTTTTGCAGCATCTGCAATTTCTTCAGCTGCTTTGATTGAAGACTTATTAAATAAATAGATTCCAGCTGCTGCTGCAATAAGAAGCGTTGGCCATCCACCTAAAATTCTAGTGATCATTCCTAGAGCTTGTAAACCAAATACAACTGGCATTATAGATTGTGCCATTTGTCCAAGTTTTCCTGGAAGCATTGATAGTCCAAACAATAATCCAGATAAACCAAATCCTCCACCAGCACCAGCAGCACGACCTACACCACGACCAACAGCTCCTTTGACTTTACCAAATCTTTTCTTTCTTTCTTGTGGTTGTTCTGGAAATGAGGGCATACCCAAAAATACTGGCCCTCTGCCTGCGTTAGAAGCCATATTTGCAACCTTTGATCCAGATACTCTAGTAGCATCTGCAATCTCTTGCTCTGTAAATGGCCTTCCAGTTCTTGGATTAATTAGTGCAGTTGCAGCAGATGATGTGCCTCCAGCAACGTTCATTGCTTTAATTCTGGCCTGTTGATATGCCCTTCCATCACTAGCACCGTCTTTAGCGGCTAGTGGATGTGGGCTTCTTCTATCTCTTGACTGCTCATAAATATCTGTGGTACTTTTTTCTATTGCTTCTTGATATGTTTTAGCATCTTTTTGTGCTCTTAATGCTACTGCCGATCTTATTTCTGTTGAGCTATATGTGCCTGCTGCTAAACCACTCTTAGCCTGTATAGCAGCAATCATTCTAGATCTTTCTTCTGGGGTAACTGCGCCTGGTGCTACTGCTCCACCACTCATTGGCATTACTGGACCAAGCATTCTCGCATCATTAAGATGTGCATATGAAGTTTTAAGATTTGCTAAATCTGGTTTATCTTTAGTTAAAAATCCAAACATACCTTGTACTCTGCCTTGGAAAGGTGAGTTTTTTAATCTTCTAAATGAGGTTTCTGATGCATGGTCACCTTCTTTAATAGATGGTGCTCTGATTTCACCATATGTTCCTCCCATTTCAGCAACTGTTGGGAACATTCCATGTTTTTCCATTGCCTCTGCAGCAAAAGCAGCCTTGCTACTAGCATTTCTCATTCTTCCAAAAATATTATCCAAATCATCTCTAGAATTATCAAGAATTCTATTCATTGTTACTGTACTATTTTCTACACCACCAAGATTTTTTGCCGATGTTCTTAAAGTGCTTGCTATTTCTTCAGCATATCCAGATAATTCATTAGCATATTCTTGTCTAACAACATCTGTCATGCTTCTTCTTGTTTCTACCCCTGCACCTTGGCCTAAAGTAAATGATCCTCCAGCTAGTGCAGATAGCAAAGATAAAATAAATCCATCGTCTGCAGCAGCAGTGCCTGGTGTTCCTGCAAAAAATGACGAAGACATACCCAATCTACTTGAGCTTGTGTTTCCTGGAGCTGGAAGACCAAGACCGCTATAAACAACAGACTGACCACCAGTCATTGAAACTCTTCCAAACCTACTATTTTGATATCCTGGAATATTATCTGCAATAATTCCCTGTACTAATGGAGCATATTTCTTATTCATTGCTGTAGAAATAATTGCTTCGCCTGGAGATACCATAGCAGGAACTATGTCGCCAGCTCCTTTTGGTCCAGGGACACTCATAATTCCATTTGCATATCCCTTTGCTTTAAATCCTGGAGCCATCATTCCTGGGAATCTTGTAGCAGAAGTATTTTGTGCAGCAATCATTCTTTGATATTCTGCTATAAGTTGTCTTACTGCAACAGCTTCTCCAGTAAATGCCTGCTGTAATCTCATGTGTGATTGTTCAAGAGATGCTGCTGCGGCTACTGCATTTTGTTGTTCTACAGTCAAATACTGCGTTTGTTCTCCTAAGATCTTTGACTGACCTGTTAATCTTAAAAATCCATTTCTAAGAAGATTTAGCCCCTTAATGCCATTGGCAACAAAGTTTGCAAGCAGACCTATTGTCATAAGAAGAACTGGTGCTAGTCCACCCAAATATAATGTAACTTTTGCTATTGCTTTTTTTGTAGAGTCTGGCAAACTATTAAACCACTGTAAAAGACCATTTAATTTATCTAGTAAAGGAGTTACAATTTGTAAAAATACTTCTCCAACTGGAGCCAGCGATAACTTTAATTGCTCAACAGAAGAACGGAATTTGTTCATTGCACTATCTGCAGTTAATCCTAATTCTTTTTCAGCAAGGGAGGCTAGCTCTTCCATAGACGCTGAGGCAAGATCAAGGACACGAGATGCCTGATTTCCATCACGAATTACGTTGTCAAACAATGCAGACAAACGTGCCTGTTGGAACTTACCAAATAACTGTTCAATTGCTCTCTGTCTCTGAAGATTAGAAAGTCCGTCTAATGCTTTAGCAAATTCAATAACTGTTGCTTTAAGATTTCCAACATTGCTTTCTACAATTCTATCAATATCAATGCCCATAGCACTGAGCATTCCTTTTGCTTTATCTGTTGGATTAATAAGTGATGCAAGACCAGACTTTAGAGCGTTTGCACCTTCTGCTGCATTTATACCGCCCTCTTTCATGGCTGCCATAAAGAACGCTAAATCTTTTACATCTCCACCAAGCTCACGAACAATTGGTGCGGCTTTTGGAATAGCTGTTGTAATATCATCAAGAGAAACAACAGTTTGGTTTTCAACTGCGTTTAAAAAGTTAATAGCATCTGCTAGTTCAGTAGAAGCAATTCTAAAAGCATTTTGCAATGAGATAGTTGTTTCAAGCGCTCTCTGTTGTTCAACTTGTCCTAGAACTTGAAGTCTTGTTGCTTGTGTTACTTGTGCTTGTAAGTCTGCTCCAGAAAAACCAGCTGCTGCTGCTTCTGCTGCTAATCCAACGGTATCTGCTACAGCAATTCCATACTTAGTAAATTCTTGACCAAGCATCTGTATAGATTCAAGTGCAAACTGTGTTTCTTCTGGTGCAGTAAATAAATCTCCATATACCTTCTTAAATTTAATTGCTGCTGTTTCCATTTGCATAAATGTTTTTGTTGCAACTGCGCCAAGCCCCATTAGTGGAATTGTAAAACCAACCATAAGCTGACGACCAGCCCATTGTGTATTCTTACCAAAATTTAAAAGATTAGTTGATCCTTGTTTAACAAGCTGATTAAATATAGCTTGTCTTTGTGCAGCCAACTGCGTTTGTGTGGTTAGATTAGTCATATCAAGTTTAGTTGGCATAACTGCAATTGCCTTCATAGCGCCAGTTGCGTCACGGCCCATCTTGATATATTGTGTCTGTAGCCTCTTTACATTTTCTACGGCTACCTTATTTACTGTATCTAATTCAGAAGAAAACATCCTACCAAATGTTTTGGTGGATGCCATGGAATATCTGAAGTATTCCCGCATAGAAAATTTATTACGTTCTAAAGAATCTGTAAAATTTTCAGCAGTTGTTTTTACTGTTCGTAACTCTGCAGAAAAACCTCTAATAGCGCTTACACCATTAATAAAGTTCTTCTGCAGATCACGTTGTGCTAATGCAGCTGCATCGCTGCTTTTTGCAACTGAGGTGTGAAATCTAGATATTTCTCTTTGTAGAGCTTTAAGCTGTGCTAATGCACCAGACGTATCTATATTTACGTTAATCTCGGCATTTACATCAGCCAATTACTTCACCTCATCTTAAATTGTATTACTCGGCAGGAGAAATTACATCTGGCATACCGCCAAGCGTAACACCCGATGCTGCTTCAACGATCTTGTAAACTGTTGGAAGATCCAATAGCTCTTCAAGTTTTTCTAGATCTTCTGCAATTTCAGGATTGTATTGCTTCATTGCAATTTGAGCACACTCCACAAGAAGAGTCATAGACTTTTCGTTATCTTCAGCCACTGCCGCAACACCTTCAAACTTCTTCAAAAACGGACGAAGAAGTGATATTTTTAGAGGACGAACCTTAATCTCTGTTCCATCAATTAGAGTAAGAGTCTTTTCCTCATGTATAGTTGTTGCCATTATTTTCCTCCCATATAGGCTAGTATAAATTATATCATAGGGGGGCTATCTTAAATCCTCATAATCTAAACCCATTCCAATACCAAATCCTGCTTTTACTGCATTTTGTCCTTGTAAAGCAAGTATGTCCTTACTATCAGTTGTTTGTCCCTTGCTAAATACCCTTGCCTTTAAATCTTCCCATTCTTTTTGTCCACGATCTTGATTTTTATCTATATCTACACCCTGTATTGCTGCTAAAAACTTCTTTTCTTCATAATCCAATTCTCTTCTTCCAGATATAATAGCCATTAGTTCTGGCATAGATATATGAGATTCTAGATCATCATAGTTTTTCCAAATACCCAGCGTAAATACCTCTGATTCTAGCTTTACTAAATCTATATCTTCCCAAGAATTTTTGGACTTATTATTTTCTACTTGCTGCTTAACTGTTTCTTCAGACTCTTCTGTTATTTTTATACCGCCTGCGATTTCTAATATTTCATGTATTGTGGGCATATCAATTGCGTTTTCTATATCGGATGTAGATGTTGATAATTCTGGGCGGTACTGCTTCATTGCAATTCTTACACATTCAAGCAATAACAATATAGAATCGTCATCATTCTCAGTTTTATTAATCAATGCAAAAGTATCCATAAATTCACGCAGATACTTTATTTTTAATGGCGATATTTCTATCTCTGTGCCATCAAACAAATAAATATTTTTAGTTGAATATACTTTAGTAGCCATAATACCCCGAATACTATTTTATCATATAAGAAAGCCCACCCCGAAGGGTGGGCCTCTTTAGTGCTAAATAATTTTAAATTATTAAGCTCCAGTAATTGTACGATCTACGATCTTACCATAAGATCCCGAAGAATCTTCTGGTAGAAGACGGAATGAAACTTCAAACATTGAAGCTTCGTCACGCTTTGCCGAGACTGTTACATTTTCAATAGATAGAGCACGATATGCTGTATAAACACGCTCAACAGAGTCAGAGTTTACGCAGTCACCAGTTCCTGGTCCTACTGCAACGATACCACGTTCAACTGGACATTCGCCAATGTTACCTGCGGAAAGGTTAAGAACCCGTCCAGCAGATGTTGACTTTGTTCCTGTCAAATCAGAACCGCTGAAAGCAAGAGCCAAAAGAAGATTTTCAAGTGTAGCCTCAGCAAACGCTGTTGCGAGATTTACCTGCATACCTTGCTTGTATAGCTTAGCAACGTCAAGAACCTGATCAACTGCAACCTCACCGAAATCAGGTTGGAATTGTAGTTCAAGACCATTCATGGTATAACCTACATTTGTATAATCTTCAGCGCCAGAAAGAGTTTCCTTGAATGATTCTGTAGCGTCAAATGCCTCCAGTGTTGCTGGAGTTAGGGTTGTATCTGCTATGAAAAGAGCAGCAGCACCAACGATAATATTGTTGGACGTACCACGTTCATATGCCATTTTTCACCTCTACTTTCAATAAGTATTTATTAAGTTTTGGGCGGGTTTCCTCAGATATAAGTATAACAGATTTTTATACGGTGATTTTATCGTCACCAGTGAGCTTTGGCTCTGGAGACCATAGATTTGAGGTCAACTCAGGCATCTGATGATAATCAAAATCTATAATAATCTTATTTCCAGCATACGTTCTGGCTGTTCCAAAATCTATAATATCTCTGGTTTCCTCTAACTGGTATACCCTGAAATTATGGAAATAGAAAACATTATCGACCAATCCAGCGTCGTCTAGATCTACCCTGCGATTTGAGCACCAGCTATTTATTTCTTCTGCTGATTCATCAAAACGGTCTAACAGTCTATATATAATCTCTGTAACCTGAATCATATTTGTAATAGAGTTTTCTTGAGTAGCATAAAAATAATATAATAGTTGTTCGCACTTTATATGTGGAAAAGATTTTCTGTTCATTTTAAACATACGGTCATATGTTGCCATTACCCCATTATTTTCTACAAATGACTGTGTTAGGTTATCTATTGTAGATGGAGCAGTTGGAAAAAATGGAACACTATCAAATCCAAAATCAGCAAGCTTAGATTGTAAATATTTGTTTATCCATAAAACTGGAGTATTGAGTGGTGTATCGTTAGCCATTTGTTCTTGCTCCTACATTAGTAATCCATGAATAACCTGTTGATATTCCAACTTGTCTACCGCCAGATTTTCCTTTTTGTAAATTTCTTTTATATAATACTGGATTCTTAAAATACTCTGCCACTCCACTTGTTCTTAAAAATGCCTGTGTAAAATACCTGCTAAAAAATAAATCAACTGTTCTTTCAAATGAGCCTTGTACTTGTGCGCCACCTGGATTTAAAACCTCTACTGGAGATTTTGTAAATACAGTTTCTCCATTTTGCTCAAATGCTAAAACAGTAGATCTTTTTGGAGTAATAACTACTGGAATTCCTTCTTCCATAATTTTTGCCTTATTATAAAATGGAACAGACGAACCTTGCTTTATACTATTAGATTGTCTAAAAGAAGAAGAGAACGATAGCCCAAGATTACTAACGGTATAATTAATATCAAATAATCTTGCATCTGGACTACCCACTCTTGACCACTCATAAACGTGGTGAAGCATTTGAGGATTAGATCTTGCATTTGCATCTATAAATGCCTCTAGTATCTTCTTTGCTCCTTCGCCCAGATTTCCTAAAAATACTCTTTTGCCCTTTTTAATGCCGTCTAAAAATCCAAGAGAATACTGAACAACATTATTCATATCACTAATAAATTTAGATTGATTTAATTTAACGGATATCATAGGTCTGATGCCTGATTCTCTGATCTACGAACAACAAGTTTATAATACTCTACCTCTCCAAATGGACCAACAATTGGTTCGTTGGATGCTATTTCAAAAATAGTAGATCGGCCAGAACGAGGTCCAGCAGTCTCTAAATATACGGGTGTTTCTGAATGTGTTCTTATGTTTGTAATCACTACATTGGTTATAGATTCTCTAGAATAGCTTGATCCAATTCTTACATCATTTTTTGTTCTACCCAGCAAATTTACATCAAGATTAATTTTTGGATTTGGCTTAACCTCTTCCTGTCCAGAAGTACCGACTGGAGCAAAACTGCAGGTTATAACTCTATCCAAAACCCATTTCTTTTGAACATTTCCATAAGCTCCTTGCTCAACAATGGGATAAAATACATCAGCTTTAAGCGGATATAAAAAATCTGTTTCTAAGCAAGAGTCTACCATTATAATACTCCTGGTTTGCCAATATTGGTTATATACCTATCTAGAATTTTATCAACCAAAAGATTTCCTGTTCCCTCAAACAATCCCTTATCAAATTGAAGGCGGTATTGATCTGTAGAATAATTTGATACATATCTCTTATAGTAGTCAAGCTTTCCACACTTAATATCATTAATTAACATTGTTATAGCATCTTTAATATCAATTGGCACTACTCTATATCCTGTTTCAAGTAGAAATATATAATCCATACCCTCGCCAAAAACAACTCCAGGCTGAACGGTTAGCGTATTTCCGCTATCTTGTGTATCAAACATAAATATAGAATCAGATGCTGCTAAAGCCATTCTTGGCGGCTTGCGTTCTGATCTATTCATAGAATCTACTGCTGCAACTGGATCTTTTGTAATTGCAGTTTTGTCTTTTGTAATTAAATAATTCCAACTGCCCAGTGCTGGACCATCTTCATCATCAACATCATAAACTAATTCTGCATTTTCGTATACTTTTAATATTTTATAAGGACGAACCCATAAAGGAAGATAGTCTGTTCCTTGTCCGACTGTTTCTACATAACTTGTTTTATAATAAAATCCGCCAGGAACTTGAGAATCTATAATTGCCCTAGCAAGTAACTCATATTCTTTATATTCTTTAATTTCGCTTGCCGTAGTTCCAAGGGTGTTTGGATTAACATAAGGTCTTTCAATGTTTAAATTATCTTCAATTACCAAGTCACCCATTTCACTTTCTGGGTATTCGTAAATTTCTAGATGATAAAACCCATCATATTTTGAAAAATATTCTGGTAATTCAAATGTAAGAACTGATCCAGATGTGGAGGTTACTACCTCATCAACACGAGATATATCTCTATCAGAATCTCTAATTACTAATAAATAGTCAGTTGAAGCAGACTCAACATTATAAGATATCGATAATGGATATGGTGGAAGTCTCAGTATATTCATTTCTTATTTTTACCGTAAAATTTTGCTACTTCGTCAGGTGTCGCTATGCGTACATCTTTACGAAACAACCACTTTTCGGAATCCTCCTTAGATACTATGTTATAGCCTCTTTCAAGGTCCCCCACGCCATTCCAATGAAGATTTTTTTCTGAATAAAGAGCAACTCTCTCTGCTGGCTGATCTTTTTTCTTCATTGCTTGTTCTGGTCTTGGAATAAAGGAAAAAATTACTTCTAATATTTCTACCTTTGTGCTTACTCCAAACAAATCTATGTTATTTTTCTTTGCGTATGCTTTTAATTGTGGCACTGTTTTCTTTTTTAAATCTTCTACTAATTCTGCTGACATTATTATTCCTCCACTGCTATTATATCAGAATGTGAATAAGGAGGGTAGTTTTTACGCTACCCTCCTTTTCGGTACTGCTATTTAGTTATTACTCATCAGCTGCTGCATCTGCATAAGCAACTGCATCAAGCTCTTCCCATTGTAGACCAAAGCGGACGAATACTGTGTACTCAATTGTATCCTTCTTTGGCTTGTACTCACGGTTTACCGTGATATCACGCTGGAAGCCCCAAACACGGTTTGAAGGGAATGTCAAGTCGACATAACCTGCTGGGTAGTAAGGTACTTCCATAACGTCAACACCGAGAACACGTGTTGTACGTGCTCCACCAAGTGTTTGACCAACACCATCAAGATAGTTTTGACGGTTAGCCTGTGTGCTGCCTGGAGTCATTCCAGCAATTGCTTCTGCTACTGCGTCAGCAAGTGTACCGTTGTTTGTAACGATACCCTGGAATGCATCTGTACCTGCATAGAACTTAAGATTGCTCTTAATTGCACGATACTTACGTGGCATTGCAAGGATAATATCCTGCATTACTGCTGGAGTCCAAGCGTTATCAGAAACAGTCACGACTGATTCGTGAGCAGCGGTGCCAGTTGTAACCCTCTTAACGAAACCTTGCATAATTGAAAGGAAATTGCCTGTTGAAGCATCACCATTGATAGCGAGATCTTCGATATCATTAGCAAATGCGTTTGTCATAAGACGAACGAGATGATCTTCAAGAGCACCTCCTTCAATATTGTCTTCTAAAGACTCAGTAGAAACTTCCCAATCAAGACGAATCTTTTTGGTTGTTAGTTCTACCTTGGTAAATGTTGCGCCAGCATTTGTGTAAGTGTTATCAGCTTGAGCTGCTGCACGGATTACACGCTCACCTACGTTGACCTTTTCGATCTCCATAGTGTTTGCTCGCATTGTAACTCTACGACCATCTTTGGCGAGAACTGTTGCATCCCACACATAGTCGATGAAGCGGCGAGCCTGTTCTGGTGCTAAAATACCACCAGGTGTACCAGTTGGGCTTACTGCATTTGGTCCGCTTGTTACACCAAAGTTTGCTGTAGCAACGTTACCGAGTGAAGCCGCTGGAGAAAGATTACCTGAAGGACCTGTTGTTGTTGCACTTCCAACGCCACCTGATGCAAATGCACCCTGTCCGTCGTGATTGTGTGCCTCAGTAGTTCCTGGGTAATTCTTTACGATTTCTTGTTCCGACATATTGTTCACCTCCTAGTGAATATACCTTAATTAAATAGGTCGGCTGTTTTGAGGAAACGTCCGCCCCATAGGGATTTTTGAGCTTTCATTTCTGGAAGCTCCTGCACGATCTCGCCTAGATCGCCAGATTTGCGGAAAGCAGTATCTTGCTCTACGGCATCTACTCGCTTTCCAAACTCATTAAAAGAACCCTTTACTTGGCTTACCTCATTTGCTACAGACTTTACTTCACCTGTAACTGTTTCAAGGGACTTTGTTATTGCATCAACGTTAGCCTGAAGTGACTTAACTGTTTCTGCTAGACTGCTCAAGGCATTAGTTAGAGAATCTTTAATATCAGCTACACCTTTAGCAATTTCTGCTGCTGTGCTTTCAACTGCATCTTCAGTCTTCTCTACGGTTTCTTCTGCAGAAGGAGCAACTTCTTCAGACTTAGCGATTGCTGGTTCTGCAACAGCCGCTTCAGTAATTGCTTCTGCCTCTGCTACAACTTCTGTAGCCTCTGGAGCAACCTCAACATTTTCAACAACTGCATCTTCAGACTTTACTAAAGTCTCTTCAGCAGTATTTGTTTCTTCTGTCATAGGATTTTCCTCCTTTGTAATCTTAATTGTCCTAATGCCTTTTGCACTATCAACTAAGAACTTTATTTTATCTGTATTATCTGAATCAGATTTTTCTACAAAGCCAATGTTTTGCATAGGTTTTCCAGAATGTGGGCTTGATTCAGTTTCTGAAGATGATATTAAAACAATATCATTATCTTCATCCCAAAAAACATTCTCAATTTCTGCCTTTGCTAAAAATCCACCAAGTTGTCCTTTTTCAATTGAAATTACATTTGCAAATTGATTTGCTGGATTATCTACCAAAGACAGTTCATGAAGATCATATTCTTTAATTACTCGTACCGCTTTTTCTAATTCTTCATTATAGGAATCATCAAACTTCTTTATATTCCCGCCAATTGAAAAACCAGTTAATGTACCATCTAAAACTTTTTCCCATGTATCTTGTGCGCCTTTTGAAATATATGCAGAAACATATACTCCGCTATAAAACTTTTTTGTGCTTGGATCAAAATAACGATCTTCTTTAAATGAAACTACCTTACCAACAGCAGTTGGCTGATGCATTTCACGCAGGTTTCCACGGAACTTCTTAAAAGCGGTTATACTTGCTTCAGTAGTAACGATATCGCTCTGCTTGTCAATGTTGTCAAGAGTGGCAAAACCAGATACGATTCTGCGCTCCTGATCGATCTTGCCGATAGGCATAGAAAAGCGAACATTGTCGCCATCAGTAGTCCATTGTGCTTTATTTATATTCATGGCAGAATAATTATATCATTCCTTTATAATACCCTGTGGATATTACTGTGTAGAACGACCCTCTCCTTGTGGATTACGACCAGAAATTGTGGATAAAGAGTCTGAGTTATTATTTGTTCTTTCGGCATCTCTTTCTCTGTTACCCGCCAAGTTTGCCCTAGCATCTGTGGCTTGTCTTGGGGACATGACAAATGGGGCATCTCCATCTGAGCGCTGTGGAAGATCAAGCTTCTCACGTGCTTCATTCGGAGTCATAACCTGAGTTTTAACATAGCGTTCCAAAATCTGAGACTGTGCTATTTCGTCTGTAAGTGTCAGCTCATTAAACCTAAGTTCTAAAATATCAGTCTTTTCTTTAATAATCTTATTTACGATCTTCTCAAGATATCTTTGTGCTGGACGAGAAACCTGTTCTTTAAATGTACGGTCCTGTGCCAAAGCAGCAGCGATAGCAGCAGAGTCTGCTCCACCTAACTTAGAAATAGGGACTTGATGAGCAATCAAAATATCATCACGATTTTGTTTACGATACTCCTTAAATGAGCCTTCTTGAATACCGTTTTCAATTGGCTCCATTTTAAATTCAACCTTATTATTTTCTGTATCTCCAGGAAGTGGGATGTAAAGTGTTCTGTGAGATTGAGACTTTAGTCCTGTCTGTAAAAATCTAAACATCTTGTCTTCTGCATCAGCAGATAACTTAGCACCTTTTACTGTAATTACATATCTTGGTACCGCCTTATTTTCAAAATAATCAATGTTATATTGTGAGGCAAGTTGGTCTCCAATTAGAGATGGCATGGCAGCAAGAATATCTGGAATACCATAAAATGTATTTAGTGGAGAGTATTGCTTAAGATGAATAATCTCATTTGGACGTGGATCATCTGTTACTGGATTTGGATTTTTACCGCCAAAGTTTCTAAAGTAAACAAGTTTCTGTCCAATAATTTGTAGATATCCATCACGCAAACGGCGTACACGCACTGTTGTAGCTGGTATATGACCGATATAGCCTATTTCTCCAGATACTGTACGTCCTACCTCAATGAAGCCATTTCCAGTGGCTTGTAGGTCTGTATAAACCTTTTCCATAATGGTTGTAAATGAATCATCATCATTGAGTGATTCCACCCAATCACGTAGTTCAATCTTTGCTCTTTCAATTCTATTTCTTGCACGATCAACTTTTCCTTGATCTTCTGTAAGTTCAAAACTAAGCATTGTACGATCTGTAATATCAAAACGGTATCCAAGACCAACAACATTTTCTACCTTTGCATCAATAGCAGCATGATTAGCAAAGTTTGTATCATAGAAATTTGCTAGCTCATACATGTTGTATGGTGGTGTAATTACATCAAATAATCCATAACCATTTCTATATACCGTTCCAGGATTAATAGCCTTTGATCCTGAGTTTTGTCCGTATGGGGTTGCATTAGCTGCATCAAGATATGCAGGATTTTCTGTCGCTACCGCTTTATTTAAATTCCGTGCTGCTCTACGTTTAAAATTATTGTCTATGCCAGAAAAATTCTTTAAATCATCCCATGATTTATTAAATGGATCATGCGATAAAAACGCATTATCTTTTTCTGGTTGTGTATTTAAACTTGCTTGTATATAATCAAAATCAGCCATTTTCGTAGGCATCCTTTCCATAGGTTTTTAATGTTTGCTGTGCAGCATGAATAGCACCTAAATCATTCATTGATGGAAGAAGTCCATCCTTAAATCTATCCATTTGCTCAGAATGCTCTTCATCTGAAACTCTTGTAAGACCTGGAACGAATACGGCTTCTCCGTCGCCTTCATCGCCATAATATTTTGCTGCTTGTTTTAGTTCTGAAATCTTTGTAAGATCCCCACGAACTGCAGGTATGTTTAAAATATTACCTTCTCCATCTGTAAACCATTTACCATTTGACTTTTTATAAACATATAGCCCCCAATTATATTTTTTTTCAATAACCTGACGGCGGACATTTTTGACAATGGGCTCGCCAGTTTGAGGGTTGATAAAAGGATTTATATTGTTGCTCATAACCATAAGTATACCAGATTGTAGTAATTCAGTACTTAATTATACCAAATTATACAATTTTTAGCTCACAGCTGTCCGTTGTACAGTAACTCTCGCCAATAGCCTCAAGATTATCTACTCCATCATAAATAGCAGACCAGTCAATCTTCTTGATCTGACCAATATATGAGTTATATTCATCTTTTGTTATTTGTGTATATGGTTGTTGTGGATATGTCATATTTCCCATTGGCAAAAATGATACCGCCTTCAACTGACCCTCATACATATGAAGGGCTGGTGCTATGTGCTTAGTCTCGCTATCCTTATCAAATGAAAGGGTAACAGAAACACCATTATCTGACCAATATTTTTGAGTTGTAGCAGCAAGACCAATCTTTTCAAATAAAGAGACATCTTTCTCAGAACGAGGATGTCCAGAATGAACTGGGAAATATACAACTGTTGTATTAGCAGATACTAGATCAGCTTCCATTTTATACCCCGCTGCTTTGAACAAATGAATCATTGGATCTGTGTTTCCAAAACGAATTGCACGAAGGAAGAAGTTTCCTCCTGGACCCCAGTGAACGCCTGGAGTTGCACCTGATAATAATGACACAGACCCTGATGGCTTTACAGTTGTTACACGAATTGATTCACGAACACATAGCCACTCTGAATATGTATGATCATATTTACGAATTGTTTTATATCCTTCATCCATCCATTCACGAACTACAGGAAGACCGTTTTGATCTGCAAAAGAAGCAATACCAGTTAGGGAAGTTCCGATACGGCGATTGCGTTGCATAATACCATTTGTAATTTGCCAATGTGTAGGAACAAGAGTAACTGTTTTTCCATAAAGATATGCAAACTTTAATGTACGCAAGAAATCTTCTTTAGATTCGTGACGATTTAAATGAACCTCTACAAGAGTACATAATTCATATGACTCTAGTGGCTGCTCAGCGCATGGATTAAAGCCCATGACACGATAATCTTTTCCATCTGCAGGATCTGCAAGACGACCAAAATTACGAGAAACATCAAGCCAAATAAATCCTGGTTCTCCATTATTAGAAATTAAATCTACATAGTCCTCATATTTTGTTCCTATAGATGCAGATATAGAGTTATTGCTCATCCACGCCCACCCTGGATTTTCTGGATCAAATGAATTACGATCTGGAAATACCTCTGAATTTTTAAGATTAATAAAGTTATTATCTTCAGGCAATCCAAGAGCAAGAGTTGCAGAACGACGAACATTTCCAGCAACTACACATGTACCAATAAGATTAACTATATCTACAATTGCACGAGAGTCAAGTGTTTCTCCCATTCTACCGCCGATAACAACACGAAGAGTATTATGTAATTTAATCAATGGTTCTGGACCTGAAGCCGTACCACCAAAACCTTTAATAGGTGAACCCAATGGTCTAATTTTAGAATAATCAAATACTATTTTTGCTTGTCCTGGTTTTAAATAAGAATTCAAAAGAAGTCTTACAGATTCTACCCAACCTTCACGAGTATCTGGAATTTCATATACTACTTCTTCTTTTGCGTTTGGGTATATATCAAGATTCTTCTCTTGTCCAAGAGTATCAAATCCTACTCCTACCCCCAGCATTAAAGCATCCATAACCCAGCCAAAAAGGGCTCCAGGATCGTTTCTATCAATGTCCCTTGTAGAAACCATGGCGCAGTTCTGCAAGGCTGCTGAATTGCGTCTCTCCATCGTCATAGGGGTACCAAATGCCCATAGTCCACGCCCTGGTGGGGTCCATTTAAGATTAAACATACGATCATAGGCTTCTTGTGCAGATTTTTGTGCTTTATTATCATTCCAAGGTAGCCTATTTTCCTTAGCATGATTTTTTTGTACTGAGTACATTCCTTCAATTACACGCTTACATACTTCATGCCAGCGTTCTTTTGTACCGTCCTCTTTTACACGAGAATAAGTCCTGATAAAGGTGATCTCCCCAAGGGAATTGCTACCTGCGTCGGTAAAGCCAAAAGGAGGCTCAATATTTTTATATTTATTTACAAACTCTTCCAAAAGACGAAATGAAAAAACATCTGACATTTTATATAAACCTTTCAAAAAATAATATGAGAGCTTTGAATTTTACAAAGCTCTCTTAGTATAGCATAGGTTTAAAAATTAAAGGGTAAAATTTCCATTTGCTGTAAACTGTTCTGACTCAGCGCCATTTTCCATAAGTTCTTCATTAGCAACAACAATTACCTGAAGTACCTTGTTGTTCTCATCTAGTTGTGCAAAGTGTGCCATGTGTTTTCTCCTTAGAAGGTAATACTATCTTAAATTAAACTGCGCTCATTAAATAGCGAATAATCACAAGTCCTGAACCGCCATTGCCACCTAACCAAGAAGTTCCACTGATTGTAGTTCCGCTACCACCGCCACCGCCACCAGTATTTGCAAGCGCGTTAGACCCATTGGTATCGGCTCCTGCATTTCCACCCCCACCATCAGGAGAAACCACATTGCTAGAGCCTCCGCCGCTTCCGCCGCTTGCATAATAACCATTTTCACCAGTAGATGTTGCAGTTGCCCAAGATGAATAAGCATTTGTTCCATTACCACCAGCACCGCCAGCAAAAGAAGCTCCATTAGCACCTACTCCACCAGCACCGCCGCCACCGCCAGCGGCAGGGTTTGTAGTAGTTGTACCAAAACCATTGCCACCCGCATAACCCTGTCCTGATGTTGCTGAACCGCCAGCGGATTGAAACCAACCAGGATTGTAATAAGCCGCTCCACCACCGCCGCCTGAACCACCATTACTTCCTGCATAACCATAATTACCACCGCCTCCACCAACAGCGGTTGTTACGCCAGTAAAACTACTATCGCTTCCATTTGACGGTATGCCTCCTGGTACAGCAGGGCGTGTTGCGCCAGCGCCAATAGTTACTGTAACTGAAGAAGGTGAGATGTTTGTTGAAGCCGCATAAACAACACCACCAGCACCGCCGCCGCTACCTTTGTAATTATCTACACCTGATCGGCTAGAACCAGCACCAGCACCGCCGCCAGCAATAACCAAAACATCAGCAGTTAAAGTTGCGTTAGCAACACCAAGAGTTCCGCTACTTGTAAATGTGCGGTAATAATAAGTACCATCATTTGTAAGAGTGCCGCCCGTAACAGTAGGAAGCGGATTAGGTGTTACAGAGTTAGAGGCTTGTGAAAATCCACCTTGTCCAGCTGAATTAGTAGCCGCAATAGAAAATGTATAAGCAGTGCCATTTGTCAGACCTGTTACAGTTATTGGCGACGATGCGCCAGATGCTGTAATGTTTCCTGGAGAAGATGTTACAGTGTATCCAGTAATTGCAGAGCCACCTGTTGCTCCTGCTGTAAATGTAACTGATGCTTGAGCATTTCCACCCGTAGCAGTTCCTATAGTAGGCGCTTGTGGCACAGTAGTTGCAGTAACTGCGCTAGACGCAGATGATGCAGAACTTGTGCCATAATTATTTGTAGCTGTAACAGTATAAGTATATGCAGTATTTGATTGTAATCCATCTACATTTATTGGACTAGAAGAGCCTGTTCCTGTATACCCGCCAGGTGACGAGGTAACAGTATATGATCTTCCTACAATTGTTCCTGGTGTAAATGCAACAGAAGCTCTTCCATTATTAAATGCTCTTGATGTACCCTGGTTTGTGGCGGTAACGCCAGAAACAGTAGATGCTATTCTTCCTACTTGTTCCCATCCATAAGTAGTACTATATATCTCTATAAATCCTGTTTGTGTATTTGAATATACATCACCATTATTTGGAGAAGATGGTCTGTCTGCTGTATTACCTTGATTAACAAGGCTTTTAGCAGATTTTCTTATTGGCACCTTTACTCCTTTTTTGTAATTATATCAAATTTTATTTTTATACTGGATAGCGAATAATTACTATACCAGAGCCGCCTGAACCATTCACATCGCCTGCTCCTCCTCCACCGCCAGTATTTGATAATCCAGAAGCACCTATTTGTGCTCCTCCACTACCACTACCATCTCCAGAAGTTGCATATCCACCTCTTCCTCCTCCACCTTTGCCTCCAGTATTACCAGAATTTTGTACTCCAGTACTTCCAGCGCCGCCGCCTGCAAACCAACGAGCTCCTGATATTAATTCACCTGTTGAAGTAGCTATTCCAAATGAAGAAGCGCTAGATGAACCATCTCCACCGACACCGCCGCCGCCTGTTGAACCGTTTCCTCCAGTTTGAGTTGCACCACCACCGCCGCCTCCTCCTCTTGCTGTTTGGCTGCCATCTAGATTGCCACTTCCACCATTATTTCCTTGCGACGG